CACATCGGGACTTTTTTTTCGGCCTAAAGGACGCTCACAAGTGCCCAAGCCGACCCCAGGGAAACCCGCAGCCGACACGTCACCCGCGCCGGGCGACCCGCGCCTGCTCGTTGAGTTCAGGAACGTAGCCGACCTCCTACCGTACGCGCGCAACTCGCGCACGCACAGCCCCGAACAGGTCGCTCAACTCGCCGCGTCGATCGCCGAGTTCGGGTTCACGAACCCCGTGCTCGCCGACGCCGATGGCATCGTCGCCGGCCACGGTCGCGTGATGGCCGCGCGCCGGCTGATCGACGCCGGCAAGCAACTGCGCCTGCCGAACGGCACCCCGCTGCCCGACGGCTGCGTGCCCGTCATCGACTGCACCGGCTGGACCGACGCCCAGCGCCGCGCGTACGTCATCGCCGACAACAAGCTGGCGCTGAACGCCGGTTGGGACAACGCGCTGCTCGCGTCCGAGCTTGAGGACTTGGTGACGGGCGGCTTCGACCTCGACGTGCTCGGGTTCACCGCCGACGAGGTGACCGACCTCGGCAAGCTGCTGAGCGACGGCAGCGGCGACGCCGCCTCCAACGTCAGCGTGCTCGACGGCGACCGGCACCTTGTGCTCGTCGAATGTTCGAGCGAACGCGTGCAGCAAGCGCTGTTCGAGGAACTGAGCCAACGCGAGGGGCTGACGTGCAAAGTTATGAGCTGACCCTGCAAAGCGAGGTCGCGACCTCATTCCGTTGCACCAAGGCGGCGAACAGCCTGGACATCGACGCGTCGAAGAAAGCGGTGCACCACTTCCGCGTCGACGCCGACATTGACTCGCCGTTCAACGTCGGGCTCATCGTCGGCGCTTCGGGCAGCGGCAAGACGACGCTCGCGCGGCACGTGTACGGCGAGGACAGCTTCCGCGAACTGCTCGACTTGCAGCGCCCGGTCATCGATCAGTTCCCGCCCGAGTACGAGTACGACGACTGCGCCGCGATGCTGTGCGGCGTCGGCCTCACCGCCGTGCCGTGCTGGATTCGCCCCGCGTACACGTTGTCCAACGGCCAGCGCGCGCGCGCCGAATGCGCCCTGCAGATGGCGCGCAACGATCGCCCGCTGACCGTCATCGACGAATGGACGTCCGTCGTCGATCGCACCGTCGCCAAGGTCATGTCGCACTGCGTCGCGAAGCACGCGCGTCGCGCGAACCGCCGCATGGTGCTGCTGTCGTGCCACTACGATGTCATCGATTGGCTGAACCCGGATTGGGTGATCGACTGCAATCGGCAGGAGTTCACCGACCGGAGGTCACTTTGTCGCAGCTTCGAGCGACCCGACCAACTGCGCTTCGACGTCCGTCCGGTTGACGCGGCCACGTGGCGCTATTTCAGCAAGTATCACTATCTGAGCGAGAACCTTCCTGCCGGTCACATCCGCACCTTCGGCCTGTTCCACGGCGACGAGCAGATCGGTTTCCAATGCTTCGCGAACTACACGCCGCACCGGCCCGGCACGCGCATGAAGCTGCACAGCAACCGGACGGTGATTCACCCCGACTACGCTGGGCTCGGGCTCGGCATCCTCGTCATCAACGCGACGTCGCGCCTGATGGTGGATGCCGGGTATGACGTGCATGCCAAGTTCTCGTCGACGCCCGTCTATCGCGCGATGTCGCGCTACGCCGAATGGCGCCTCGAAAACATCGACCGCAAGCACAAGACGGTCGTCGGCGGCAACATCGTGCGCCGCACCGGCTACCGCGTCGACGTGAAGATGTACGCGTTCCGTTGGGTCGGCGGCGGCGTCGACAAGGCACCCGCCACCGGCCCGATCAGCTACCCGTCGCGCACCGTAGCCGCTGCCGCAACATGAGCACGAGCACCACTGGCAAGCGCCGCAACGGGCGCCCGCCGCATCAGCCGAGCGCCGAAACCCGCTCGATCGTCAAGCGCCTCGCCGCGCAGGGGAACTCGCGCGACGACATCGCTGTGGCGATGGGCATCACTCGCCCGACGCTGCTCAAGCACTACTACCCCGAACTCGTCGACGGGTACGCGCTCGGCAAGGTCGCGAACACGAAACGGCTGCACGAAGCGGCTGCACGCGGCAGCGTCGCCGCGATGATCTGGCTCGACAAGACGCGCTACGGCATCAACGAACCGGTGCACGTAGGCAAGAAGGTCGAGGAAGCCCAAACCGCTGCCGTCGCTGAGAACGGCACCGAGTGGGCCGGGCTGCTGCAGTGACCACGCGCGAATGGAACACCGCTTGCCCTGATTGGCCCGCGCGCATCAAGGCCGGCGCGTCGATCGTCCCTGCCCTGCCCTTGAACAAGGCCGAGGCCGACCGCGCCGAACGCATCTTCGACAAGCTGCGCCTGCCCGACGTGCCCGGTCGACCGACGCTGGCCGAGGCGTGCGGCCCGTGGTTCCGCGAATGCGTGCGCGCCCTGTTCGGCGCGTATGACCCCGAATCTGGCGTGCGGCACCTGAGCGAGATGTTCGTGCTCGTGCCGAAGAAGAACAGCAAGACCAGCTACGGCGCCGCGCTGATGCTCGTCGCCATGTTCATGTCGCGCCGACCGCGCGCCGAGTTCCTGTTGGTCGCGCCGACGCAGGAGGTCGCCGACCTCGCGTACTCGCAGGCCGTCGGCATGATCGAGGCCGACGACGTGCTCAGCAAGAAGTGCCACGTGCAGTCGCACTTGAAGCGCATCGCGTACCGTACGACCGGCGCGTTCCTCAAGGTGAAGTCCTTCGACCCGCGCGTGGTCACGGGCTCCAAGCCTGCCGGCGTGCTGCTCGACGAGACACACGTCATCGCCGAAGCGCACGACGCCGATCGCGTGATCGGGCAATTGCGCGGCGGGCTCGTGTCGCAGCCCGAGGGCTTCTTGGTGCAGATCACCACGCAATCGGAGCGCCCGCCGTCGGGCGTGTTCCTCGGCGAACTGCGCAAGGCGCGCGCCGTGCGCGACGGGCGCCTGCGCGCGCCGATGTTGCCCGTGCTGTACGAGTTCCCGCGCGACGTCGATTGGCGCGACAAGGCGAACTGGCCGATGGTGCTGCCCAACGCGGGCCGCTCGGTGCACGTCGAGCGCCTGGGGCGCGACTATGACGCGGCGGTCGAGGCCGGCCCCGACGAGGTGCGCCGCTGGGCGTCGCAGCACTTGAACGTCGAAATCGGCGTCGCGTTGATGACCGACGCGTGGCCGGGGGCCCTGTTCTGGTCCGACTGCGCCGATCGCGCGTTGACGCTCGACGCGCTGCTTGAGCGCAGCGAGGTCGTCACCGTCGGCATCGACGGCGGGGGCCTCGACGACATGCTCGGGCTGTGCGTGTTGGGCCGCGAAACCGGCACCGCCAACTGGCTTGCGTGGACGCACGCGTGGGTCCACCCCATCGCGCTCGAACGCCGCAAGGCGAACGCCGCGCGGTATCGCGACTTCGAAGCCGACGGCGACCTGACGATCGTCGAGTCGATCGGCGACGACGTGCGCGAGGTCGCGCAACTCGTCGAACGGATCGAGGACGCGGGCGTGCTCGACAAGATCGGGGTCGACCCCGCAGGCATCGGTGCCATCGTGGACGCGATCGTCGACCACGGCATCGAGAAGGATCGCATCGTCGGCATCAGCCAGGGGTGGCGCCTGACCGGCGCGATCAAGACGACCGAGCGCAAGCTGGCCGAAGGCGCGTTGACGCACGCCGGCCAATCGCTCATGGAATGGTGCGCCGGCAACGCGCGCGTGGAACAACGCGGCAACGCGGTGCTCGTGACCAAGCAGTCAGCGGGCGTCGGCAAGATCGACCCGCTCGTGGCGCTGTTCTGCGCCGCCGCGCTGATGAGCATGAACCCCGAAGCGCGGGACTACTACTCGGCGGGCGGCGAATTGGAGGTTTTCTGATGGGCTGGATTCGTGATCGCGTCGCGACCTACGTGCTCGGCTCGGCTGCCGCTCGCTCGTACACGTTGCAGGAATACGACCCGGTGCTCGCCGAAGCGTTGGGCGGCACCGGGCTGCAGGCCGGCGTCGCCGTCACGCGCGACACGAGCATGCAGTTCTCGGCGTTCTGGGCCTGCGTGCGCGTGATCGCCGAGTCGATCGCGTCGCTGCCGATTCACGTGTACGAGCGCGACGACAACAACGGGCGTCGCCGCGTGTACGGCAACGCGCTCGGCACGCTGATCGCCGACGAACCGAACTCGCTGATGACGGGGTTCACCTTCCGCGAGGTGTTGTCCGTCGGCACGTTGACGCAAGGCAACGGCTACGCCTACATCCTGCGCACGCTGGGCCTCGTGTACGACTTCATGCTGGGCGATCGCACCGTGCGCGCCGGGCAAGCCGACATGCTGCACGTCCCCGGCCTGTCGTTCGATGGCGTGTTGGGCCTGAGCGTCGTGCGCTACGCCGCGCAGGCGTTGGGCATTGGCCTCGCTGCCGAAAAGTACGGCGCCACTTTCTTCGGCAACGGATCGACCCCGGCTGGCGTCATCGAACTGGCAGGCAAGCTCACGCGACAGCAAGCCGACGCGTTGCGCGCGTCATGGCAGCGCACCTACGGCGGCGTGTCGAACGCGAACAAGACGGCGGTGCTGTACCACGGCGCGAAGTTCAGCCGCATATCAATCCCGAACGACGAGGCGCAATTCATCGAGACACGCAAGTTCCAGGTCAGCGACATCGCGCGCTGGTTCCGCGTGCCGCCGCACATGATCGGCGACCTCGAACGCGCGACGTTCTCGAACATCGAGCACCAATCGCTCGACTTCGTGATGCACACGCTGCGCCCGTGGCTCGTGCGCATCGAGCAGGAGTTCAACCGCAAACTGTTCCCAAGCGGCACCGACGGCAAACCCAACAGCATGTGGTGCGAGTTCGCCGTGGACGGGCTGCTGCGCGGCGACGTCAAGTCGCGCAGCGACTACTACGTGAAAGGCCGGCAGTGGGGGTGGCTCAGCAGCAACGACGTGCGCAGGCTTGAGAACATGCCGCCGATCGAGGGTGGCGACGAATACCTCACGCCGCTGAATATGGTCGCAGTCGGCGACGGCACCGACCCTGTCGCAGAAGGCAGCGGCGACAGCAAAACCAAGGAGTGACCATGCGTCAAGAACCCGAGCGCCGCATCATGTGCCGCGACGTGCAAGTGCACACGCGCGCAGGCGAGGCGCCGCGCATCACCGGCTATGCCGCACTGTTCAATGTGCTGTCCGAGGACCTTGGCGGCTTTCGCGAACAACTCGCCACGGGTGCCTTCAGCGATTCGATCGGATCGAGCGACGTCCGCGCGCTCATCAACCACGACTCGAACCTTGTGCTCGGTCGCAACACGGCGGGCACGTTGTCGATGAGCGAGGACGCGACCGGGCTGCGCGTCGAAATCACGCCGCCCGATACGCAGGTCGCTCGTGACCTTGTGGTGAGCATGCAGCGCGGCGACGTGAACCAGATGTCGGTCGCGTTCACCGTGAACAAGGAAGATCAGACGTGGACGCGCGAAGGCACCGGCCCGTGGCTGCGCACGATCAAGCGCGTGTCGCGCCTGTTCGACGTGTCCGTGGTGACCTACCCCGCTTACCCGCAGACGAGCGCAGCGGTTCGAGAACTCGACGCGCTGCGCGACGAAGAAACGCGCGCGGCGAAAGCCGAAGCGGAAGCCGCTGAGCGCATCACGCGTGAACACCGTTCGCGCGCCCTCGAACTGCTGTGCTTCAGCACCGCACCCATTGGCCGACCCGCGTCGAATGCCGACCGCGCGGGCGGTGGTGGCTCGATCTGAGCCTCGATTGCCCCCCGGTCGGCAGACCTTTCCATCGATAGGAGATTTTCTGATGTCCAAGCGCCTGAACGAACTGCGCCAGCAGTACAACCAGACCGTCAAACTGATGCGTGACATGCACGAACTCGCCGAGCGCGAGAACCGTGGCTTCACCGCTGACGAGCAGTCGAAGTACAACGAGGCCCGCACCGGCCTCGAAACCATGCAAGCGCGCATCGAGCGCGAGCAGGAATTGGTGTCGCAGGAACTGCGCGCCGCCAAGCCGATCGACGCCGCGCTGGAAGGCACGCGCGACGACCCGGCTGTGCAAGCGAGCGGCGCGCGCAACGCGGCGCCGACGCCGTACGACCGCGCGTTCCGTCAATACCTCGTGGGCGGCACTGGCTCGCTCAGCGACGAGCAGCGCGGGCTGCTGGTCGAGCGTCGCGACATGAGCCTGACCGCCGCGTCGGGTGGCTACACCGTGCCGCAGGGTTTCTACAGCACGCTGGTCGAAACCACCAAGGCGACGAGCGGCTTCCTCGACCCCGGCGTGTGCATGATGCTGGAAACGGACGCCGGCAACTCGATCCCGATCCCGCTGGAAGATGACACCGCGAACGCTGCGGCGATCGTCGCCGAAGCGACCTCGACCACCACGTCAGTCGATGCGACGTTCAACAGCACCACGCTCGGCGCGTACACCTACCGCTCGCTGGTGCGCGTGTCGCTCGAACTGCTGCAAGACAGCGCGTTCGACATCGAGGGGTACATCTCGCGCAAGCTCGGCATCCGGCTGGCTCGCGGCTTCAATGCGCACGCGTCGACAGGCACCAACAGCGGCCAGCCGCAGGGTTTGTTCAACGCATCGGTGGGCGCCGGCATCGGCCACACCGCCGCGACGGGCAACACCCTCAAGTTCCCCTACGTCTCGCTGGTGCAGTTGGAACACTCGGTCGATCCGTCGTGGCGGCAGAACGCCAAGTTCATGTTCAACGACGTGGTGCTGCAGGGGTTGAAGATCGAACTGGACACGACCAACCGCCCGATCTGGATGCCCGACTACGCCGTGCCCAACGGCGGCGGTCAGTCCTTCCCGGCGCGCGTGCTCGGCTACCAGTACGTCATCAACCAAGACGCGCCCGTCATGGCGGCCAACGCTCGTTGCGTTGCGTTCGGCGATTTCCAGACGTACTTCGTGCGGCGCGTGCGCGGCATGATGTTGGTCCGCGCCGATCAGCGGTTCATCGATCAAGGCCAGATCGGGTTTTACCTGTTCGCCCGCATGGACGGCAAGTACGCCAACCCGACCGCGACCGCCGCTCGCGCGCCGATCCGCCTCGGCCAGAACAGCGCGACCTGATCGCGCTGTAGCCGCGCGCGCTGCACTCGTCACGAGCGAGTGGGTGCGCGCGGCGCTCGAAATTCAACTGCACGAGGCAACGCATGGACAAGAAATCAGCGGCAGCGATCACGAAAGACGTGGCCGCTGCCAAGACCGAAGCAGTCGCCGACGTTGCGGCGACGCCCGAATCGGGCGCGTCCGACGATGCGCTGCAAGTTCAAGTCGATGTGCCAATGGTGGAAGTGCGCGCGTTGCGCGACGATCAAAACCACGGGCTTGTCGCTGGCGAACTGGGGAAGCTGCCCGAAAATTTGGTTGAGGCATTCGCAGCCGCAGGCTACGTCGACACGCATCCCGATGCCGTCGCGTACGCGCGCGCGCAACACGACGCCCGATCCATGTTGGCCGCTTCGCAGGCCGCAGTCGCCGCCACCGCCTAATAGCGCGTCGACATGGGAGCATTGAATCGCACGGTCGCGCCGTCATACGCGGCTGTGCTGTCGCTCGACGAGGCGCGCTTGCATCTGCGCGTAGACAACGACGACGAGGACGACGCGATCCTTGCGTGGATCGAAACGGCTGTGGACGACATCGAATCGGTGACGGGGCGCGCGATCGCGCCGCAGACGTTGAAGCTGTCGCTCGACTCGTTCACCGAACACGCGCGCGACGGCACGATCTACCTGCCGCGCCCAATCGTGCAGTCCGTGACGTCGGTCAAGTACGTGGACATCGACGGCGTGCTGCAGACGCTTGTCGCGGGCACCGATTACGTCACCGCGTTGGCTGACGAAATCGCGCCGCGCGTGCTGCCAGCGCACGGCAAGACGTGGCCCACCGCGATCGCAATGCCCGAGTCGGTGCAGATCGTCTACGTGGCCGGGTACCTCAACGCCGGCGCGGTGCCGTCCAAGATCAAGTCGTTCGTCAAGCTGATGCTGACGACCATGTACGAGAACAGGAGCACCGTCACCGTCGGGCGCATAGTCACCGAAAACGAGTTCGCGCAGCGATTGCTCGACTCGTATCGCGTGGATTGGGTGGGCTGACGACATGCCGGCGCTGTACATCCTGCCGGCTGGCGACCTCGATCAACGCATCGTCATCGAGCAGCGCACCGTCGCGCGCGACGCCACGCTCGGCGGCGAGTCGGAAACGTGGGCCACGCACGCGACCGTGTGGGCCAAGGTCGAGCAGAGCAGCGACCAAAGCGGCGTGAACGTCGCGCCGAGCGAAGCGAGCGAAACCTACGCGCGCCCCACGATGGTCTGGATTCGTTGGCGCAGCGACATCACGCGGCAGGATCACCGCTTGCGCATCGGCGGCAAGCTGCTGCAGATCGTTGGCACCGCAGAGCTTGGGCGCCGTCAAGCGCTGGAACTCGCCTGCATGGAGTGGGCGCATGAAAACTGATGTCCAAGTCCGGGGCCTTCGCGAGCTTGAGCAGGCAATGAACACCCTGCCCGACAAGCTGGAACGCAACGTGCTGATGGCCGGCCTCGCCGCTGGCGCGCGCGTCATCCGCAACGCAGCGCGCGTCAATGTGCCGAAGCGCAGCGGGCGGTTGGCGAAGTACATCCGCACGAGTCGCGCGTCGTCCAAGCTCGCGGTCATGGTCAAGGCAGGCGTTCGCAAGAACAACACCTACGATCAGGGGTGGTACGCGGCGATCGTTCACCAAGGCGCGAAAGCGCACACGATCTTGCCGAAGCGCAAAGGCGGGATGCTGTTTTTCAACGGGCGCTTTCTGCGCGCGATTCATCACCCGGGCTTCACGGGCGTGCCGTACCTTGAGAACGCGGCGAAAGCCAACGCCGACGCAGCCGTGCGCGCGATGGGCTCGCGCATCGCTGAGCGCCTGCGCGACAAGCACGGGCTCGACGTGCCGGCGCCCGAATCATTCGACGAGGTGGAAACTTGAGCGCAGCCAAAATCGCCTATGCACTGCTGACGGCGCACGCGCCGCTGGTCGCCCTGGTTGGCGATCGCGTCTACCCGCTTGTCGCGCCGGAAGGCGCGCAACTGCCAGCCGTCATTTACGCCGTGCAATCGGAACGGGAAGCGCGGACGCTTGCGAACCCCGCAGAGCAGTCGCGCGCGCTGACGTTCGCGCAGGTGCGCATCACCGCTGTGGTGGCACCCAATGACTACGGCACGCTGACGAACATCATGGCTGCGATCCGGGGCGCGCTGAACGTCGCCACGCCAGCGATGATTGCTGGCGCATCCAGCGTGGTCGTGCATTCGGGCTCCGAGGGGCCGGATCAGTTCGACCAAGAATCTCAACTCGCAACGCGCACGCGCACCGTGCAACTCACTTTCAGCAGGCCGGCTTAACGGCATTTTCAAGGAGCATGTGAAATGACTGTCCGCACTTCCGCCGGCACCACGATTGGCGTGACGGCTTCCACCCCCGGCAGTTTCGACGCGACCGGGTACAACGCGCTGTCCTACACCGCAGTCGGCGAGGTCGTGAACCTCGGCGAGTTCGGTCGCGAGTACAACCTCGTGACGCACAACCCGGTTGGGTCGCGCGGCACCGTCAAGGCGAAGGGTTCCTTCAACGAGGGCACCATCAGTCTGCAGGTCGGCCTCGACACCGACGACGCGGGCCAGATCATCCTGAAGGCCGCTGCGTCGAGCGACAACAACTACTCGTTCCGCATCACCACGCAGAACGGCGACAAGTACTACTTTCAGGCCCAGGTGATGAGCTTCAAGGTGGGCGTCGGCGGCGTCGACGACATCACGAGCGCGACGATCACCCTGGAAATCACGTCGTCGTCGGCTGGCGTCGGCGTGGTCGAAGTCCTGGCCTGACTCTAGGGGAGCGACATGCCCGCACAAGGTTCTATCTACGTGGCGCTCGAAGCGCTGCTCGAAGGCACGCCCGACATTGGCTCGGCGCGGCACGCTGTGTCGTTCGCGCCGGGTCATGTGTTCACCGACACGCGCACGATCGCCGCGTCGAGCAACGACGACCTCGACCTCAATGGCGTTCTGACGAACGCGCTCGGCGCGTCGGTCGCGTTGACGAAGGTGCGAACCATCGTCATCAAGGCAGCGCCCGGCAACACGAACGATGTGGTGGTCGGCAACGCCACGAGCAACGGCGTGGCGAGCATCTTCGGCGCGACCACGCACACGGTGAAGATCAAGCCGGGCGGCATGCTCGCGCTGACCGCGCCCGACGCGACCGCGTACGCGATCACCGCAGGCACCGCAGACATCCTGCGAATCGCCAACGGTGGCGCCGGTACATCCGTGACGTACGACATCTTGATCCTTGGCTCCTGATTGGGAGCAGTTGCAGTGCACCGACCCGGCCTCGTTCGACCCTTTTGCGGGGGTCGGCGGGGTCGGGCACGGGCACTCTTTTCCCACCCCCGCAAAGGACTGACTCATGCTCAACATCCGCAACCGCGCCGTCGCTGAAACCATCACGTTCGATCTGCTCGACGCCGACGATTCGCCGCTTGTCGGCGAAGGCGGCAAGCCGGTCACATGCACGGTCTACGGGCCTGGCAGCAAGGCGTACCAGCAAGCCGATCAGCGCAAGCGCGACAAGCTGATGAACAAGATGATTCGCGGCAAGCAGATCAACGCCGAGGAGCAGGCTCGCGCGCAGGCCGAGTTCCTGGCCGACATCACCGAGCGCATTGATCTGGCCTACGACGATCTGGAAGGCCGGCAGAAGTTGGTCGCCATCTACAGCGATCCCGAGGTCGGGTTCATTGCCGATCAGGTTGCAAAGAAAGTGGGTGACTGGGGAAACTTCAAGAAGGGCTAGCCGGGCGGCTGGCCCTGTACGCGAGACATCTTGGCTATCTGCACGCGCGGCCCCGAGCCGCTCACAGCAAGACGCAATCGAAATCGAGGCTGCAACAAATGCGAGAACAGGGAATGGAGGTCACGATGCCGCCAGTGCCTGGATGGGCGCGGCATCTGCTCGACCACTTCCTCGAAGCAGGCCCGGCGTCGCATGCTGCGGGCGGCGTTGTTCCTCTGCCATTCTCCGAAATCGTCGCGTGGCAGCAGGCGACCGACACTGAACTGACGCCGTGGGAGGCGCGGCTTGTTCGTCGCCTGTCCGTCGAGTACGTCACGCAATATGCGGTGTCCGATTCGCCAGACGCGCCGGCACCGTGGGGCGCGGAAGCGGATGATCAACAGCGCGACGCGGTGGCCCGGCGAGTGCGCTTGATATTCGGCGCACGAGCATCGGCCAAAAGGAAGCAGTCGTGAAGGTCGCAGACCTGTTCGTGCAGTTCGCAGGCGACGTGGCGCAGTTGCGCAAGGACGTGAACGAGGCCAAGAACATCGTTCGAACCGGCACGCAGAACATGACCGGCGCGCTCGACAGCTTGAAGGGAGCGTTCGGTGCCCTTGGCGTTGGGCTGTCGGTTGCCGCCATCGGCGCGTGGGTCAAGAGCGCGATCAACGCTGGCGACGAGGCCCGCGAAATG